TTAACCCAAAATATTTTTTGACTCCCCTTTTGACTCCCCCTGAGTACTATTCTTCATAAATGCTACAAAATTATTGATGACTTTTTTGTTTTGAGTTTCAGTTACATGAGTGTAAATATTTGAAGTAGTTTGAATGTCTGCATGCCCTAAACGTTCCTGAACATCTTTTAAAGAAGCTCCTGATTCAAAAAGGAGAGAGGCATGAGTATGTCGAAAACCATGAGTAGTGATTCTTTTAGTCAATTCTGGATGATGCTTATATATGACATTAAGCCACGAACGTGAAACTGTAGGGTTATAGAGAAGACCATCATGGTGAAAAATTAAGTTTTCGCTTTGGATTGTAACGATCGTTTTGTTTTTTGTATAATACTTTCTCAATAAACTGATCAAATCATTGTCCAGATAAATTTTTCTTTTTCCAGATTTTGATTTAGGAGTATTTACGATCAATCTCCCTTGATAACCTCTTGTTACAGTTTTATTAATATTGAGTGTTTTGCTCTTAAAATCAATATCCGACCAGGTCAGTGCAAAAGCTTCTCCTTTTCTTATACCTGTAAAAGCCAATAGGGAAAAGAATAAATATCTTTCATCATCATCGTTTCTTATTGCTTCTAAAAATTCGATTAATTCTTCTTTAGTATAAAATTCGATATTTTTATCTTCGATATCTAGAGCTTCTCCGCGTGGAACAGAAACTAATTTCATAGGATTGCTAGTTATGATTTGTAAAGAAGCAGCGTAATCAAAAACATTAGATGTGTAATTTTTTATTTTCTTAAAAATTTTAGGATGGCTATCAGACCAAGTGTTTACTGCTTCTTGACAGAAAAAAACGTCTATTTTGTCAATGAACTTATCTCCAAACACTTTTAAGATGTGTGTGTCAAAAATTTGTTTGGTAGAGGACCAAGTGCTTTCTTTAACTGTCTTTTTATAATTTTCAAACCATAAGCTGTAAACATATTCGAATTTCTTGCTCTTTTGAGCTGTAGAAGCTTGCAGTCCTTTTTCCTGTATATCTGCCTCCAATCTTTTTAAAGCTCTCTCAGCGGCTAATGGCGTACTAAAACCTCGTCTCGTTGTTTTTCTTTTTTTCCCTGTTAGCGGATCAACTCCTAAGTACAGACTAAACTGATATTTTTCTTCGCCTTTTTTTGTTAAGTGCTTTTTAATTCGTTTATCAATTTCTTTTTTTGCCATCTTTATCTTTCCTTTCGTACGTTTGTTCGGTTGTACAGCGGATTTCGAGATGGTAAAATAGGGTACAACAAATAGACCTACTTTACCGTAGCTCTTTGCACATTTGCGTTCTTGGTCGGGCGGCAAATGTGCTTTTTTTATTTCACTCTTAGTTCTTGTCCTGGATAAAGCATGTAGTTGTTTGGATCCATACCGTTTAATGCAAACAGTTGATCTACCGTAATTCCAGCTCGTTCAGCTATTTGTTTGGGCCCTTCACCAGGTTGCAAAGTCAAGGTTTCGGTTTCAGATGAAGAAGGTGCCGTTGGTTGAGCTTGATTAGCTGGTACATAATCTTGTGGTACTGATTGCTCCGTTGAACTGGGAGTGGGTGAAACTTGTTCAACACTTGAACTAGGAGTAGCTTCTGCATAGTTTTCTACACTTTCAGCAGAGTAAGTACTACTAGTTTCAGGAGGCGTATTCTGCGCAATAGCAGCTTATTCTACAGTACTAGAAGATGCAATAGTACTTTCTGTTGTAGTCGAAGATGATTGTTCGTTGCTGCTTGTTGAGCTAGTAGTTGTTCTAGATTCTTTAGTTTTTTCCTTTTTGTAGGGTTTCAAAACTAATTTCTCATTATCATCAGATTTGTTAGATTTTTCTGGAGTTAAAATAATATTTTTATCTTCTTTGCTGACAGTATATTCGGCATCATTATCTTTGGCTTTATCATCTTTCCAAGTCATAACATCGCCTTCAAGTGTATACTCAAATTTGTAATTCATTTGGTCGACTAAGCTTTTAGCAAATTCTTCTCCCATAGCCTCCCAATCGTTACTTGAAGTTGATTTCATAGAACTTGTGTCAACACTAAAAGATACGACGTGATCAGAAAATGATGCGATCATATTAGGTTCGTCATCTTTGGTTGCTTCAATCAACCAATCATTAGCTTTTAAATCTTCTGTAGTTACTTTTTTACCACAAGCAGTGAAAAGTAACAGAGAAGCAAAAACTAATAAACTTGTTATTACTTTTTTCATTTTTTATTCCTCGCTTCTATGATATGATTTTTATGTACGATCTTAGAAGTAAGGTCATTTGTCCGTGTGCCAGCACGGGCTTTTTTTATTTAAATAAGTCCCAAAAGCTAAACGTAGTCTTTTTATAAACTTTATTGTATGCAGCTTTTTTTGGGTCTTTAATCCATCCAGAGCCTTTCTTTCCATAACCAGGAATCACTGCTTTTTTCACAGCTCTTTTTACCTTTCCAGTAGTTCTAGCGCTGATGGATTTTTTTATACTTGGTTTTCTCATTCCTATTTTCATAAGAAGCCTCCATTTAAATTGCATTAAGGTACATAGAAGAAGTGACATAGTTCACAAGTAATTTTTTTATATATTCTTCACAATCATAACCAATTCCATAATAATCCATGAATTTCATATAGTTGATTTGATCTACAGATAAAGCAAATAAATTCATATAATCTTGCAACAGTACTTCAATCATGAATCTATTTGCTTCATCTTCCATTTTTGAGTGGAATACAGTTTTGCTGTAAAGTGATATCAATTCATTGTGGCTTAGTGCATGACGTGATTCATGTAGCAATACTTTTTTTTGTTCTAATTCACCTAAATTTTGATTAATGAAAATTGTCCTTAATTTAGGAAGGTAAAATCCTTCTGATTCAATATTGGTAATTTCTACATCAATCCCGTTTTCATTTAACAAATCTTCAATGTTATCCATACACTACAACCTCACTCGCTTTTTCTACCTTGTAAAAATATTCTTACCGCTTCTTTATCCTGATCGGTAAGTGGTTTTCCATTCCAAGTCATTGCTCCATCTAAAGCATCATCCAAATCGGTTGGTGGTAATTTAGAATCACTATCCTCCGAGTTATTGGTTCTACCTAGTAGATAATCAACAGATACATTGAAATAATTAGCAATCTCGGTAAGCTTTTCAGCGGATGGTTGCTTTCCACTTTTTAAACTGTAGAAATAGTTTTCGCTATATCCTAAATCAATTGTTACTTGTTTCATTGTTTTTGAATGTTTTTTTGCAAGAAATTTTATCCGCTCAAATACTGTCATACCAGCATTCTCCTTTTTTCTTTACAAAAAACCAATAAAAAAGTGTAGTTTTTTGTTGACCTAAACAACACTATAGTGTATATTGGTTTTGTAAGTTAATTGGATAGAAAAAAAGCAAACTAAAAACACACCTTATAGCATTAAGTTTGGCGACCGAGTGCGATAAAAAGGCTTGTTATAGGCTTATTTAACTATGACTATATACTACACTATAGTATAGTTTGCAGTCAACTAAAAAATATACTTTTCTATCCAATTTTCTTTCTAAATAAAAAGAAAGGAAGTGTTTGAAGTGAGTAATATCGATAACGGGCGGGAAGCCATCAAAGAATTTATGAAAGCAAATAATATTTCAGAATACGATTTGGCCACTGCATATGGTAGATCGAGAACTTGGATTCAACGAGTTTTAAATGGAAAAGATAAAGGTCCAGCTGTTAATGCCTTTATTTTAGAAGTTATTCGCGATCATAAAATTCGATAGGAGGCAAGTCATGAATATTCTAAGCGAAGAGTTTCTGACTCGTTTGAGAATCGCAATTGTTGAAGTTGTGAAGGACGCACTTAATCAGCTTTCAAAAAAGAATCTGTCAGAAACACGATATTTGAAAAAAATCGAAGCTAGAAAGTATGTGGGAGGTGTAAATGATCAGGGCTTTGAGAAGTTAGTAGCTCACGGTTTAAAAGAAATTCGTATAGATGGCTTTTTAAGGTATGACAAAAAAGACATCGATGAACTGATGACTAAATACAAAATTTAAATGGAGGTCACTCATGACAGAAATCACAATCACAGATGGACATATGTCTCATACCGTTAAGACAAAAGAAGAGGCACAACGTATTATTGATCGATATTTTTCAGAAGGAGAGTCAACTATGCAAATAAGAAAACCAATCGTTGAGCGTTCGAGTAGCAAAATGCTACTGGCATCAATTGCCGAAGATAAAGAACCCGTGTACAAAGCTCGTCAGTTACAAGCACTTTGCTATATCAGTTTAGTTCTAAATGTCATTTTATTGTCTGTTGTTTTTGCCATTTTATAGAAAGTGATGATTTGATGCACAAACCTAAAAAAGACACGACCGCCAGCAAGCAAAATCGTGTCCTGAAAAATACTAATTACAAGGAGAGTTTATCACATGAACGAAAAAATCCAAAATTTAATTAAAGAGTTAGCAGCTGAATGTGCGAATGATGATCTAGGAATGTCAGTTAGTGTAGTCGATGAAAAAGGGGAAGTTGTTCTTGGACAAGCTGGAAACGATAGCTTGGTTGCGTGGAGTGTTTACCGACAGTATGAGAAAACAAAACGTGATTTGCAGAATAATAATTGCAATTGTGAAACTCATGGTACTTTAAAACAATTGTTTGGTATTGAATATGAAGATCCCGAGTTTGAGAAATGGTATCAGGACTTTCTACGGTTTGCCGAAAAAATGGATCGCAAGAAAGGCGGTATCAAATTCTGATGATCTCAGTCAAAGGGTTAGGCGATGAAATATTTGAAGTAATGATGAATAAAGCGCAACAAGACATCCAAGAAAAAATTCTAACCGCAGCAAGCTATGGACAAACGAGTTGCACTGTTCGTTCAAAAGGATTTACACCATCATTTTTAGCAGCATTAGAAAGGGAAGGTGTTTCAAATATCCAACGTGAAGATGGAAGTGTCAAATTATTTTGGGAATTTTAGGAGGCAAATGATGAGTGTAAAGGATGTAGCTAAAAAGCAAATTTTAAAAATGGAACATATCATTGATCAAATCAACGAGGCGGAAGATTTACTTATCAGCTTGAAATCACCAGCACTGAATAATCTTAATGAGCTTACGACTGATATTTCCATCGGTGTGCCCACTCAATTTTTAGGGAGAGGTTTTTTCCAAGAAGAACAAAGCAGGTGGCATAAGGTCCAACTTGAACGTGATCTTGGTATCACAGAGATTCAAGAAGAAATTCGTAATCTTGTTTCCAAATCAGTTCAAAAAAGGATTGAAGCACTTGAAAGCGAGTTGAGAGCAATGATTTATTATCGCGGTGATCACGATGAATGATTTTGATTCTTTAGGCGCCAGACAGCAACCACCAAATGAAGCTAGTCCTGTTGGAGTTGATTGGCAAGAAAATCCGTTATATCCAGGTGATACTTGCTATCTAACAGAAGAAGGTTATGTACCAGTAGACGCAATTCTAGAGTACGTCCAGCAACATTATCCAAAGATTGAATTAGGAGGAATTTAGGAATGGCAAATGATTTAACACAAACAACACAACGTTCATTAGATGAGCAGGTAATCAGTAATCTTGGACGGTTACAAGAACAAGGTTTAGAAATGCCACCAGGATATAGTCCACAAAATGCGTTAAAAAGTGCTTTTTTCGAACTCACTAACAATACAGGAGGAAACTTGTTGCAGATGGCTGCAAACAATCAAGAAATGAAAACCTCCATTTCTAATGCACTTTTAGACATGGTTATTCAAGGGTTATCTCCAGCAAAAAAACAATGCTATTTCATTAAATACGGAAACAAGGTTCAGCTAATGCGTTCATATTTTGGAACAATGGCGGTCCTTGATCGTGTAACTGGAGGGGCAGATATTACGCCTGTAGTCGTTCGACAAGGTGATGAGTTTGAAGTTGCAATGGATGGACCAAACATGGTTGTCAAAAAGCATGAAACAAAATTCGAGAATTTAGACAATGAAATCATTGCAGCCTATGTAGTCATCAAGTTAACAAATGGTAAAGAGACCACAACAGTCATGACGAAAAAGCAAATCGATCAAAGTTGGGCTAAGTCAAAAATGAAAGGTTCTGGACCGCAAAAGGAATTTCCAGAAGAAATGGCTAAACGGACAGTAATCAATCGGGCAGCTAAAACATTGATCAACACAAGCAACGACAACGATTTATTAGTTCAAGCTGCAAAAGATACGTTAGAAAATGAATTTGACAATGATCGGAAAGATGTAACGCCACAAACAGAAAAAGTGGCTACTCTCGAACAAAAATTCTTTTCAAACAAAAAGATTACTGAACCAATACAAAAAGAACCAGATCCGATTGTGATTCCAGATGATATCCAAAATGAAGTAACTCGAGTTGCTGATGTACCTGCCCATCCAGAAATAGAGCAAGCACATTTGATCGAAAATGAGGATATCAATCCAACTCAAGAAGAATTGATAGATATTCCAGACTTTGGACGCGAGGAAGGTGTAGAAGATGTCTCAGAATTTGAAGACGACGAGTACCCTTTCTGATGAGAATTATTACTCCAATGAAGCTGACTGGCAGTACATGTCAACATCACAATATAAGTCCTTTTTAAAATGTGAAGCCGCAGCCTTAGCAAAGTTGAAAGGCGATTGGGCACCGACGTCGGATCCCAAAGCCTTACTCGTAGGAAACTACGTACATTCTTATTTTGAATCAAAAGAAGTACATGAAGCGTTCAAAGAAGAAAATAAATCCAAAATGTTTTCTAGTAGGAAGCCACATGGATTGTTGAAAGATTTCCAAATTGCTGAACAAATGATTGAACGACTTAAACAAGAAGAAGTGTTCATGAATATCTATCAAGGTGAGAAAGAAACGATTGTGACTGGGGAACTATTTGGAACGACATGGAAAGGCAAGATTGATTGCTTGAATGTTGAGGATGAGTATTTTGTTGATATCAAAACAACCAAAGACATGCATGAGCGGAAATGGAACGAAAACTACGGATCAAGAGAAACGTTCATTGTCAATTTTGGTTACGTACTTCAAATGGCAATTTACCAGGAACTGCTTTACCAACAATACGGGAAAAGTTTTATGCCGATCATCGCTGCAGTGTCCAAGCAGACACCAAGTGAAGCAAGACTGATCACGATTGACCAGGACAATATGGATTATGAGCTGGTTATGTTAAAAGAAAAAATCGAAAGAATTGTCAGAGTGAAGAACGGAGAAGAGAAGCCGAAACATTGCGGTTTATGCGAGTACTGTAGAGGTAATCTTCCAATTACTGGATTCACTAGCATGGACGATCTTTAAACGGAGGTGCTTTGCGAATGAATCTAGGATACATCAAGTTATACCGTAAAGTGACTAGTTCATTCGTTTGGACGAATCCGAGCATGTTAAAGCTTTGGCTATTGTGTTTGATGAAAGCTAGTCACGAAGGAAGACGATTTTTATTTAATGGAAATGAAGTGTCATTGTCCAGCGGACAATTTGTCACAGGGCGCGACGCATTAGCAAAAGAATACAACCAAGGTGCTTCGAGTGACCAGGTCATTGTCAGCCGTACGTTATGGAGATGGATAAAAAAATTTGAAAAAGAAGGAATGTTGTCCATCTCATCAACTCCTAAATATAGCGTCATATCAATAAATAAATGGGAGGACTATCAATCCAGTGACCAACACTTGTCCAGCGATCGTCCAGCACCTGTCCAGCACTTGTCCACAAACAAGAATGATAAGAATGATAAGAATGATAAGAATGATAAGAATAATAATCCTCGCAACTCTCGAAAAACACGAGAGTATGCAGATGACGATCCAAATAAAAAATTGGCCATTCTTTTATTAAAACTCATTCGAAAGAATCGTAGTCTCAAAGAACCCGATTTGAACAAATGGGCCAATACGATTCGTTTGACGATTGAAGCTGACAAACGAACTGGAAAAGAAGTTCAAGACATGATTGTTTGGGCTACTAACCATGATTTTTGGTCCACAGTAATTTCATCGCCAACTAGCTTAAGAAAAAATTTCGATACAATGGTGGGTCAAAAAAATAAAAGAAAGCAACAAAATATTTCTAATGATGAGTTACCAGAAACAGGTGAGGATTGGTAATGAATAAAAAACTAAGTGCAATGGCTGCACCTTACGGCGGATTAAAAACAGCAGATCATAATTGCCCGAAATGTGGTGATCCATTGTATATCTGGAAAACAAAAAATAAAGATGGTACTGATCGATGCGGTCCTACATGTATCAATAAGATTTGTGGTTACCGAGAAATGGTAACTAAAAATCAAAAAGAAGCTATCCAAAAAGCGAATGAAGCAATGAAAAAGGACGCTATCAATCGAATGCTTAACAGTTCAATGATTACAGATGATGCCATATGGACCTTCGATTTTGATGGATACAAAGTAGTTGATCAGGAAACAGCACAAATAAAAGCGATGGCTCAAGAATGGGCTAAAAAAATCGTAAGTGGCAGCACGATTCACGCGGTTATTACTGGTAGAACAGGAGCCGGAAAAACCCATCTAGGTGCTGCAGTGATCAAAGAAGTAATGATGGCATCTAATTATAAAATTGCCTGTTCATTTATAAGCTATCGAGAATTATTAGAGCAATTGAAATTTGCAATGAATGATCCAGAAGCAAGAAAAGCTGTGACAGGTTCGTTGATGGCTGAAATTAAAAAGACGGATTTTGTAGTGATTGATGATTTAGGTGCGGAGCTAGGAAGAATGGAAGAAAACAACCAGGCAACGCCTTACGATGTTGATGTTCTCACATCGCTCACAGAAGCTCGTCTAAACAAAGCTACGATATTCACAACCAATTTATCATCGAAGCAATTAAAACACGCGTACGGTGAGCGAGTGTTCTCTCGTGTAATGAATGGAACGAAAGGGAACATCGCTGTATTCAAAACAACGACAGACAAAAGGAGGAATCCAGTTTGACCTTTGTAGTGAAAAAAATGTGCTACTTAGATAGCCGAGGGCGAGGAGAAGCTAGTGTCGAGTTTGCTAAACACCACACGACTAAAGAAGAGGCTGACCTTGTTGCAAGTGTTTGTGGCGGCGAAGTAGTCGAAGTTATTAAACCCAAAAGACGATTTTCAAAACCTAAGACAAAGCCAGTGAAAAAAGAGTGTTGTTGTCCAAAAAGTAACCAAGCATGGATGAGAGGTGCAAAATGACTTGTTTAAAATGCAACGATGAAACAGTTATTTGGTATAAGACATCGCTTGGATGGTCAACTTGTGAACCTTGTCCAATATGCAATGAAAATGGACGACGTTCGAAAGAACGACTCGAAAGACTAAAGAAGGAGTATAGCAAATGGCAACAAGAAGCAAATACGGAAACAAAAAGCACGAAGTAGACGGCATCACTTTTGATTCTAAAGCAGAAGCTCGTTATTACATGAAGTTAAAACGAAACGGTATGAGTTTTATGCCTTTATCTGAAACCTACTGTGCCATGCAAGAAAATGTTCTGCTGCAAGAAGGGTATCTATGCAACGATCGTAAGATTGCACCGATTTATTACCGAGCTGATTTTGTGATTTATGAGAATGGCCAAGTGAAAAAAGTGATTGATGTCAAAGGTTATCAAGATGCGATCTCTATGCTGAAAATGAAAATGTTTGCTCATCGATACGGCTTTCCAGTGACATTTGCTAAGTTCGATTCAAAAATCAATAAATTCATTGAAATGGATTGTTTTGAATCAGCAAGACAGCAGCGGAAAAGACAAACGGAACGAAGAAAAAAGAAATTAATGGAGGGAAAATAAAATGACAAAACAGGTGAATTTCAGACCAGAATTAAAGAAAGTAACATCAAAATCAAATGGGAACACAGAAGTATTACTAGTTGTTAGCAACGGATCATTGAGAGGTAGTACTGAAAATTTAACTGAATTTCTTGGCTCAACAGTGACTGTAGTAATCCAGCCAGAAACTATCGAATACACAGTGCCAGTAAATAAACAAACGAAAAAACCGAATGTCGAATACGTTGTAAATGCTGATGGCACAATCGACATGCTTAAAGAAGAGCAGACTTCACTTGATGTAGGTGATGGAGTAGAAGAAGTTGAAAATGTGAAAATCCTAGTATCAAAGGAAACGATTGATGAATTTATTAAAACAGCAACGACATTGCAACTACCAGAAAACGTAACTGTAAATATTCGAGACGTTCTTATCCGTTTAGCAGAAGGCGATAGTATGAGTGAAATTGCTGCAGATCATGAATTATCAGAGATTGCTTTAATAGATCAAATCGAATTAGCTAGACATTACTTTGCTCCATATGCAGATAGCTGGTCCAAACATAAGGACGACATCATTTTTCCAGAGGAACAATGAGAGCAACTGATCCAGTAATTATCCTTGAGGAAGCTAAATTTATTTGGACTCACGAAGAGATAGAGCAAGCACGCTTGCTCTTTTCTCAAGGAGTTAAGCCGAGCAAAGTAGCTGAAATAATGGATCAAAAGATTCTTGATGTCGGATTGCTTTTGCTCCATTTAGCAGAAAAAAATCTAATTTGAGGTGGAAATGATGATTCAACTTGCAGGCATCCAAACAGGGAAAATTTATTTTTCCGGTGAAAGCAAAAGTGAAGCAAGTCAATGGTTGCTTAAAACATATACGAATAATAAGAAGCTAAGAAAAAAATATCCTGATGCGTTGCTAAAGGATGATCAGATTATGCCGGAACCAATGATTTTTACCAAGTGGGATAAATAAAAAAAGAATATCGCGTAACGAATAATAGTTGCTCGGCTAAATAGTTAGAAATGTTAAAAAAAGCAAAAAAGCCGACGTGTAAGGTCGGCTGGGAAACAATTATTGTCTATTTTCTAGCCTCATTAATCAGACCTTGAATTCTTTCGTGGCCATTTAATAAACCGCTTGCTTCTTCAAAGAAATCTACTAAATGTTTAAATTCTATATCACTCCATTGATGGCTGTGGTTGGTTCGTACATTATTTAAGAATTCTGTATTAAATTCAGTGAACTGATGTAATATGTTGTCAAATTCTTGAAGACCACCAAGAAGTTCATCGTTAAGAGCAATAAAGGTGTAGGCATTTGTGAAGCTGGCGTGAGCCTGATTTAAATACGTTAAGGCGCACATTAAGTCTTTTTGCTTATCAAATTCTTTTTCATCATCTAGCTCGCTTTTAAATAAAAGTTTATGTGAATAGTTTGCGTTATCAAAACCATCAATTAATAAATTTGATAAAATCTGTTTTTTTTGTTCAAAATTTTCAATTTCCATTATTATCACCTCGATTTAATTTACAAGTAAAATACCTTGTGAAGATATTATATCAAATAAAAAAAGCTGATTTAGGGGGTCTTACAAAAATACTAAAATTTTTTCAAAGAGATGATTCAAAGCGAACAATAAAATTTGGTCATCTCTTGTTAAACAGTAAAAATCGAACGATATATATTCCAGAAAGGATGTTTGTATGGGAAAAACAAAATCGAAAATCAAGAAGAAAAAACGTCGTTTGGAACAAAAGGCAATCCAGAATGGAACGGCTAAGAAAAAATAAAAAAAGCCACCTCTTTCGAGATAGCAGCGCAATACTATTTTATCATATAAGGGGTGGCGTTTGTGAGATTTCAGTGGTTAAAAGATTATCAAGAACTTGATGAGCAGATTCTTTACTTAAAGTGGAATCTTAATAAAAGTAAGCTTGAATTGAATCGATGGGTCAATGGAGATTTAGCAGACGTCCGCATCGAAAAAAACTCTAGATCAGCTTCTTTAGAAGAAAACATCAAAAAGATAGAAAATGAATTGAGACTATTAAATGATCAAAAGGAAGAAATGCTATTACTAATAGATAGCTTTTCTGGTATTGATAATCAAATCATAAAGATGAAATATATTGACGGAATGAAGCTGGAAGACATCGCAGAGGAAATCGACTACGCTCCATCGTATGTTAGACAGCGACATGCAGAAATAAGAAAAACTCTGAATTTTATAGACGAGTATGAGCAAAGACGTGCTGATCGATGTAAAAAAGAAAGTGAAATCGAGTTCTACAATAGCGAGAAGTACAAAGAACAGCTGTCTTTATTCTAAAATTACAATGTTCACTAAATGTTCGAACATTGTAGCTATGTAAACATTGTTTGCAGCATGATATTCTATTAGTGTCAAAAAAATATGAAAGAGCCAAGATATCCCAACTATTTTATTAATTGGTATCTGTGGCTCTTTTCTATTGCTTTGATTAGACAGCAATAAACAAAAATAAACTAAAAGGAAATGGAAAAGTTTCTTTTAAATTTTCGTGTTTATCTATTCTATCAATGGCTACTGTTTATTATTGTTTTACAATGAGCAAAATGAATTGTTTAAATGGTATAATTCATTTATGAAAAGGAGGCTATTCATAAATGATAAAAGAAAACCAAAAAATACGATATGCCATTTTAAAAGAAATTGAAAATGGAAATTACGAAAATCTTGATTTTGGTATATTGGGAATTTCAGAAGAACAATTTAATGACCAGTTAAATTTTTTGAAAAATGAAAGTTACATTGTTGGTGGAACTTACGGTAGCAATGTTTTATTACCTGCTACTTATAGATTTTTAAAACTGACTGAAAAAGGCGAAATTTTTTTAGCAGAGAACTCAACATTTTCTAAAACATATAAAATGGCAAAAGAAATTAGAGATTGGATAAAATAGGTGTGAGAAGTCTGATGTATATCAGGCTTCTCTTCTTTTATTTTGAAAGGAGTTTTATCTATGAATGATTTTCATGAGGCTGTACTTACTTTTGATGTTCCAGCGGGTATGGGGCAAGTTTATAAAAAAGCAATTGAAGATGATAACAGTAGGCATTGGATTAAAAACGAAATAAAAGATGGCGATGGAAATATTGTGATCAGCAATATCAAGCCAGTATGGAATGGTAATTATTGCAATGTTGATATTACTGATGGAGTACGCGGTCATTCGAAATTAACTATCACATTGCTTTCTAGAACATTGCCAAACTTACAAGAACAGGTTGATTGGTATAAACGTATGGGTGCAAAAGTAATCAGTACAAATTACAAAGGAGAGAATCAAAATGGTAATGAGAAAAATTAGATCATCAATTACTGGAACGGAGTATTGGGATTCAGAAAAGAAAAAGACTGTTGTGGTTCCGAAAGGTCAAGAACCTGATTTTGAAGTAACGGAAGAAAAAGGAATCTTAATTGATGATGGAAGTTTTATGACTATCAAAGGTGAACCAATAACTAATAGCAATGAAGTTCTTGATAGTGATGGCAACACTACTAATGACTTGGATGGAGACGAAGTTATCAACGATCAGTCTGTGGAAGAAGCAGATAAACTGGACAACATGACTGCAAAAGAATTGCGTGCATATGCTAAGAAACATGGTATTGATATTCCTGGCGCTATCCGTGCAAAAGGCGACATCCTAAAATTTATCCGTGAAGCAGAATGAAGTATTGTCAGTTTGACGGATGTACGAACAAGATAGCAAAGGGAATATATTGTACTGAACACAAGCAATCAAGTAAATCACGTAAGAAGAAGCAACAAGCAAAGTCTGTTTATCATCATGAGAACAAACCATTCTATCGAACGCAAGCATGGAAAGATATGCGTCAATTTATTTATGAAAGAGAAGGTGGTCATTGTCAGCGGTGTGGTCAGTTCATATTTGGAAAGAGAGCACACGTCCATCACATTGTACCAATCAAAGACAACGAACTGCTTAAGCTTGATCCAAACAATCTCATGCTATTATGTTCAAAATGTCATCCAATTGTTGAAAACGAAACGGAAGACAAAAAAGTTTTTCCTTCGTATTTCAATTGAAGCCCCCCTATTCATTTTCAAAATTTTTTCGCGTGGGGAGATAGGGTAGCGGGGAGTCACGCGCATCGTTAGGTCAAATTTTTCAAAAAACAAAGGGGGGTGTATACAAAAATGACGACTAAAGCGCAACGTAAAGCGATTATTGATGAAAAAGTAAGTGCTGAAAAAGCTCGTATCTTAGAAATAATGAATTTGTCTGATTTGTACACCATCACTCTTGATCCATTAATCGAATCATACTTGGATATTTTTGAAATTTACCAACACAAATATTTATTGTGGAAGGAAAAAGGCTTTCCGGAGACTCAAAAATTCACGAATAAATCAGGAGCTACTAATCAATCAAAACATCCATTAGCACAACAAGTAGAAACTTGGGCAGATAAGAAGATGAAAGCTCTAGATTTATTAGGATTAACAAACAAAGCAAAAACTGGTAGACAAATTACTGGAGGATCGACCGCAAGAAAAGATGAAGAAATTACACGTCCAGAAGTAAAGCCAGTAGATGAACTAGCAGCGCACAGAAATAAATGGCGTAAGAAGGCAGGTGCTGAAAAATGATTGAACCTGGTGTAAATTATGCTGATTTATTTGCAAAAGAAGTAAGAAAGAAACCTAAGAAGTATCCTAAGACCGTTCGTTTAGCAATAGATCGCTGGTATCAGTGGAAAAAAAGAAAAGATATTTGGTTTGATGTAGATCGCGCGAATGAAATGATGGATTGGGTAGAATCATTTATTGTTCACACAAAAGGAGAAATGGTGGGAAAACCTTTTCTTTTAGAACCCTGGGAAAAATTTATTTATTCTTGGATTTATGGTTGGGTTAAAGAAAATGAAAAAGGCCAAATTGTACGCGTTACTCGTGAGGCTTATGTCCAGATTCCAAAAAAGAATGGTAAAACATTGATTGCTGTCGGTTCATTAGGGTATGCAATGTACGGAGAAGGTGCTTTATCAGTTGATTGCTATGCTTGCGCATCTGATTTTGCTCAAGCGCAATATGCTGCCAAACCTTTTGCAGTTACAATCTTAAACAATCCAATCCTACTTGAAGGAACTAAAATATTTAGGGGGCCAAAGGGAACTGTTTCTAGTATTACTTATGACTATATTTATGAAGGTATGGCTTACTCAAATAAATTTATTGTTCAAACCAAGAATATTGATAATATCGAGGGATCCAATCCATATTTTGTATTGAACGATGAATTGCATAAACAGGAGAAAATGGAACAGTATGACAATTTTAAGTCTGCTCAGATATCTTTACCACAGCCATTGATGTTTAATATCTCAACTGCTGGGAAAGGTTCGTCATCTGTTGGAATGCGTGTATATCGCGAAGCAAAAGAAGTGTTGAAACGTGATGATAATGATTCAAACTTTGTTCTAATCTATGAGCCAAATAAAAATTATGATTGGACGGATAGAAAAGTCTGGGAAATGTGCAATCCTAACTGGGGAATATCAGTCGATTTATCTGCTTTAGAATCGGCATTTAAAACAGCGCAACGGTCAGCTCATTCCAAAGCTGAATTTCTAACGAAACACTTGGATGTATTTGTGAACGGCGCGGATAATTTCTTTGAACAGGATCAAGTAGAGCCATGTTTAGTTACCACACAAGAACTTGGTGATTTAAGTGGCGAACCATGTTATATCGGTTTAGATTTATCACGTACACGAGATTTGACCTGTGTATCTTTAAACTTCCCAACATGGGATGAAGATGGTAAAGCGGTTCTTAAAGTAAAGCAACTCTATTTTATTCCGAATGAAGATTTAGAGTTTCGAGAAAAAGAAGATAATGTTCCTTACAGTGATTTGGCTGAACAAGGTTTCGTTGAATTTTGCGATGGAAAAATGATTGATCAAGATCAGATTTTGCAGTACATAGAGGACTGCATGAATTTATATGATATTCAGCAAGTAAATTATGATCCAGCAATGAGCGATAAACTTGTTGAGAAACTAGAAAACTTAGGATTGGAATGCGTTGAGGTTGCCCAATATCCTAAAGTATTGAATGCACCTTTTGACGATGTCGAGCGGTTGTTTTATGAGAAACGGATTCAATTTGATAATCCATTATTTCTATATTGCACTTTAAACGTTGTAGCAATTACTAACATCAATGGACAAAAAGCGCCAAGTAAACGCCAATCAAAGAAAAAGATTGATGGGTTCGTGGCGTTTTTGTGCGGTCATAAGGAAACGATGAATCAAATGACAGATATTGATTCGGATGAGTTAGATGATTATCTAAGTTCCATTTATAGATAAATAGAAAGGCGGTGAGAAAAATTGAAATTACGTGATCGGTTATCGAATGCAGTTTATTCTTTTATGGAAAAACGTGGATATATCGAGGATATTTTTGGACACTACACACGTTATGGTCAAAGATATGTGACGGATTCATCTATCATGGAATCTTCTGATGTTTATGAATTAGTTCAAGACATATCCAATCAGGTGGCATTGGCCACACCGATTGTTATTGGTCCTGATGGCAACGAAGTCAAAGATCATCACTTGCTAAAGATTTTGAAGAGTCCAAATGATTATTTGACCGGATTCGAATTTACTAAATTGGAAACAAATACTTTATTGATCAATGGTGAGACATTCCCATTAACGGATAGGGATCAGCTCCATTTGGCGTACGGTGTAACAACTAAGATCAATGAACGACTTCAAGAAGAATTTGAAATGAATGGTCAAAAAATACCTGTTCAAATGATTCGACACATTAAGAACATCGGAACTGATTCATTAAAAGGTGCTGGAATAATTGATCTTGCAAGAAACACTCTGGAAGGCGTTCTGAGCGCTGAAAAAGTTTTGACGGATAAATATACTAAAGGCGGTTTACTTGCGTTCATGCTTAAACTAGACGCCCACATCAATCCAAATAATAGCGCCCAAACAAAAATTGTCAAAGCTATATTGGATCAACTGGAAGGAACGCAAAATGAGAGTGATCATTCTGTTAAGATGATTCCTTTGGGAAAAGGATATTCCATCGAGACATTAAAAAGTCCTGTTGATGATGCGGCAATTTTGAACTATTTAGGTGTTTACAAAAAAGACTTAGGAAAATTTCTAGGAATCAATGTTGATACGTATCAATCGCTGATGAAGACAGATATTGAAAAAGCGATGATGTATCTGCACAACAAAGCAATCAAACCAATATTGAAAAACAAGAGCGAACATTACACCGCTCTTTTTTTTATGCCTAATTCTGGCTATAGAGTGGAATGGAAAATTAATATTTTGGATTTTGTTCCTTACTCAACAAAAACAAATATTGGCTACAACATCGTTCGTACCGGGATTACAAGTCCAGATAACGTGGCAGAAATGCTTGGTTTTCCTAAACAGAATACTCCAGAAACACAAGCTATCTATATTTCAAATGACTTATCTAGGATTGGCCAGAAAAATGCAACAGATGATTCCTTACCAACGAATGATCAAGACTTGAAAGGAGGTGATGGAAATGAAGAAGAAGGAAATTCGCACGATTGACATCACCAACCTTTCAACGCGTTCTGATGAAGAAACTCATACGAGGACCATTAGTGGATATGCTGCTGTATTCAATAGCCCAACACTATTATGGGACGATTTGAGTGAAGTAATTGCACCAGGCGCTTTTGCTAGAACGATTAGTAACTCCGATGTACGTTGCTTATTTAATCACGATTGGTCTAATGTACTAGGGCGAACCAAAAGCGGAACCCTTCGATTGTCAGAAGACGATCATGGTTTGAAATTCGAAGTCGATTTGCCAGATACAACGGTAGCAAGAGACTTGGTTAAATCTATGGAACGCGGAGACATTAATCAATGTAGTTTTGGATTTGTACCAACTGAAGAAACATGGGATTACAATTCAGAACCTATGCTTCGAACAATTAGAGAAGTGGAATTATATGAAGTTTCTATTGTTCCTTTGCCGGCTTATGAAGATACAGAGGCAGCGCTAAGGAGCCGTGATGATTTAGAAAAAAATATTGCACAAAGAAAAGAATTAATCAAAAAAATTAATCAAGCGCTAGAAGCGTAGGAGGAAACTATTATGGACAAAGAATTATTGAAAAAAATGAAGGCACGTCGCGAACAACGTTTAGCTGAATTACGCCAAAAAATTGAATCTGAGGAATTACGTGAAGCAGATTTAGAAGCCGTGAAAGAAGAAATTGACAGTGTTATTGATGAATTGAACGGAATTAAAGACGAATTAGGCGCAGATTCTGGAACTGATGAAACAGACGACAATACAGATGATCAATCGAATAGTACGGATTCAGACGAAAGCCGTTCTGGTGAAGAGAACGATCAAGAAGAAGATTCAGACAGTGAAGATAGTTCAGAAAATCGTTCTGGAATGATTACTCAACAGCAACGAGATGGATTACTTGGATCAATTAAGAACGGATTGGAGGCACGTGCAAAAATGACCAATAAACAAAAAGATCAACAACTACGAAAAGCATTTGCTAATTTTGTAGTTGGAAATATTTCTGAAGCAGAAGCTCGAGCTTTAGGGATTGAAGCTGGCAACGGTTCAGTTACTGTCCCAGAGGTAATTGCATCTGAAGTTATTACTTATGCTCAAGAAGAAAATTTACTTCGTAAATACGGAACAGTGGTGCGAACATCAGGAGATGTCAAATATCCAATTCTTGTGAAGAAAGCAGATGCGAATGTAAACAAGAAAGAGCGTTCAGCTGATATTGCTGAAACAGCTATTCAGTTTGATGAAATTTTGCTTGATCCTGCCGAATTCGATGCTTTGGCAACAGTAACTAAAAAATTACTAAAAATGTCTGGTGTTCCAGTTGAAGATATTGTTGTGGAAGAATTGAAAAAAGCTTATGTGCGTAAAGAAATCAATTATATGTTCAATGGTGATGACGCTGGAAATGAAAATCCTGGTGCATTAGCCAAAAAGGCTGTAGCATTTGAAAAACCTTTAGATCTAACTGCTGCAGGTGCTGGGCAAAAATTATATGATGCATTAATCGAATTTAAAAATACACCAGTGACAGAAGTGATGAAAAAGGGACGCTTTATTATTAATCGAGCTGCTTTGACTGCTATTGAAAAAATGAAAACAGATGATGGATTTCCTTTGTTGCGTCCATTTACACAAGCAGAAGGTGGAATAGGTTACCAATTAGTTGGCTATCCTGTGGATTGGACAGATGCAGCAGATAAAAAGGGTGAACCAGACACACCAGTTTTATATTTTGGCGATTTTTCTGCATTTAAAATTCAAGAAGTTATTGGTGCCTTGGAAATTCAAAAACTTGTTGAAAAATTCTCTGGTAAAAATCAAATTGGATTCCAAATTTACAACTTGCTAGATGGTCAATTGGTTTATTCTCCATTTGAACCGGCAGTATATCGCTACGAAATTACAAAACCAGTTGGTGGTTAAGATGGAAGAGCAAACTAAAGAATTGTCTTTAGAGGAAAAATTCAAATCACATATTCATTTTGAAGAGGGCATGGATGATTCTTTGCTCTCTTTTTATTTAAATATGGCAAAAGATTATGTCAAAACAGCAACTGGTGGCCAACAAGAATATCTTATTTTGATGGTTGCCGGCATTGCCTATGAATATAGAGTTTCAGAGGATGAACTCGACAAAGCTATGAATGCCATGACGCCATTTATCGTGCAAGGAGCGATTCAAAATGCCGAAGAGACAGACTAATAATCTCAGATGGAAAGCCGAATTGCTAGACATCAAAACAGGAACAGACGGAAACGATCGTCCAACTACAATTTACGAATTTAAGCGTCTAATATTCTATGAAGAACTCGGTGTGACTTCTCAAGAAAAATATTTATCACAGCAAGCCAAGACAGACGTTGTCAGACGAATTAAAGTCAGATGGGATAAATCCATCACAGAGAAATTAAGTGCACTCAAAATTGATTCTGTGACGTATAACATTACTCGCATTTATACGAATCCCGATACAAGAGAAATGGAGCTGAGTTTAGCTTATGTCGATTAGCTTTGATGAATTGAAAACAGCTCTAAAATCAACGAAGTTACCAGTGTTCAGAGACAAAGCCAGATTAGGAACGATGTATCCATACATCGTGTACTCAAATGTGAGTAACAGTAAAAAAATGGCATCCGGTAAAGTCTATAAAAAATTACCGTATTATCAAATTTCTTTTTTCACACTTGGAACAGAACAAGATTTAGCTGTTATTGAAGAAGCATTACAAAATGCTGGTATTCCATATTCAGATTTTACAGGTATACAAGGTGATGAGAACGACGATATCGTGACCAACTATTACACATATGTGAGGTGTGTGGAAAATGCTAAGTAATAAGAATGGTTTTTCTGAAATGTCGGATTATTTAGGAAACCTTTCAAGAGTTAATCCAAAGAAAATAACGCTGGAATCTTTAGAAGATGCAGCAAATTTTTATCTTAAACAACTACTTCCTAATATTCCTAAGTCCCTTCTTAAGAAAAAGCATATGAACGAACAAATAAAAGTAGTAGTTGAAAACGATCAAGTAAAAGTCCAATTCGAAGAGACTGCTTTTTATTGGCGCTTTGCTGAAAATGGAACAACAAAGCAAAAAGCACAACATTTTGCAAGCGGTACGTATGAACAAAATAAAGAAAAAATCGAAGAAATTATGACTAGAAAAATTCTTAGTCTATGGAGAGGATGATCAAGAAATGGATGCTCAAGAAATTAAATTTTTTGAAGGATTAAGTGACATTTTAATAGCCCCGATGCTAACAGATGATACACCTACAACTGCACCAACTTATGATAAAGTCGTACAATTACCAATTGCTACAAAGCTTGCAATCAAGGGGAATGGTTCTACTCTTGAAAAATATGCTTCAAGTAAATTATTCCGTTCAATTGGACGAGAAACAAAACATGAGCTAGGACTTGATCATGTTGGTATTCCAATTGGATTGATGGATAAGCTAAAAGGTCTAACTGCAGTCAAGGGAGTAACTTTTAGTAATACTAAAGCAAAGCAATTTCCGTTTTTTGCATTTGGTTTTATCGGAAATATCGAAGGTGGCGCACAGATGGCAGTATGGTATCCCAAAGCTCAACTGTCTAATGTTATTGATGAGGAATATAACACTACAGAAGCGGAAATAGATATTGCAGATGTAACAGCAAATCTTGTTGCATATGGTTTGAATACAGAGCCAAACAATATGTACGCAACATTTAATTCTTTGCGTGATTCAGCCACTGGCATTACATTAGATAAATTCATCAAGCAACCTGTTATCAGTGAAGATCAGTGGAATGAATTAGCAGGAACTACTAGCGGAGGTGGGGAATAATGGCGCGTCTTAGTGATTATGGCATTCACGTTGAAGAATTAAACAATTCTGCTGTTGTTTCTATTAAAGGACATGAGTTTCCAATTGCCTTCACTATGGTAACGATGGAATATATTGCAGATATCTATGGTGGCGATTATTCGAAATTTGAAGCAGATATGAATGCGATGATTTCAAAGAAAAATGGAACTATTTCTATTGCTAATTTGACAAAAAGTGATCTGAAAATTATGCGTGCATTAATTTATGCAATGCTTAAAACAGGTGGATTAGAAGATGATCCAGAAGACATTTTTCTTTTCTTAGGAATGAATCGTGATCTCTTAGATGTTTACGGTGTATGTATGGAAATTTTTACTAATCAAACATTCCAGGTGGAAGACATAAAAAAATCCAAGAAGCCACAAGACTTCAAGCCTTCAAAACAAACTCAAAAAAGAAAAAATCGAAACAAGCGCAAGGGGAAGTAGGAACCCCTTGGGCTTTTTATATTTACGTTGCTTTAACTTTGTTAGGTTGGAGCAAAGATTTCTTTTTGAAGGCTTCTCCGAACTTGTGGCTTAAATCATTTATCCAATGGCTTGAATTCAACAACGAGAACTTTGAAGTTCCAGAAACAATTAGGCTAGACGAAAGTCCGTTTTGGTAAGAAAGGAGCGCTAAGATGAACGGTAAAGAATCTGATGTAGTACTGAATTTTAAAACAAGTGGAGAAGTTCAGTATGCAAAAACGATCAAAGAAATCAACAAGGAAATGAACTTAGCTGCTACTGAGTATAAAAACCAAATATCGGCAATGGATAAAGATGCAACGGAGACAGAGAAACTAACGGCAGCTAAGCGTAAACTAGAAAAGCAAGTAGAACTTGCTAGCCAACGTACTCAACAGTTGCGCGAATCTTATCAACAATCAGTGAGTGAAACAGGAAGGTTTTCAGCCGAGTCTGAAAAACTCTACAAAAGATTGTTAGAATCGCAAACTGGCGAAAATAAACTCAAAGACGCTTTAGAATCGACAAACGAGGCCTTAAAAGCTCAAGGAAATATATCAATTGATACCGCAAAAAAACTTCAAAAAATAGAAGAAGCTGGCGAAAAAATTAAAGGTGTAGGAGAGAAATTATCGGTTGGAGTAACTACTCCGCTTTTAGGAATCGCAGCAGTAGGAATGAAGACAGCGAATGAATTGAGTACAGCTCAAACTCAAATCCAAGCAGCGTTTGGTATGACAGAATCGGAAGCAAAAAATTTAAATCAAGCCGTGGAAGACGTTTTTGCTTCGGGTATGGTTGAAAGCATTGACGAATCTAAAGAAGCAGTTATCCAGTTAATTAATCAAATGCCAACGTTAAAAAATGAAAGTTCTGATTCTATAAAAGATATTATTTTACAAGCAAAATCTTTAGAAGAAACATTTGATTCGGATATGGAAGAGACGCTAAAAGGTGCTAATGCTTTGATGACAAATTATGGAATGTCTGGTCAAGAAGCAATGGATATGATTACAGTAGCTACTCAAAATGGTTTAGATAAATCACATGAATTAGGGGACAACCTAGCTGAGTATGCTATTCAATTTAAGCAAAATGGCTATTCGGCTGAAGAAATGTTCGAAGTACTACAGTCTGGATTAGAAGGTGGAGCCTATAATCTTGATAAAGTTAACGACTTAGCCAAAGAATTTGGTATACGGATTTCTGATGGTTCCATTCAATCTGCAGTTCAAGATTTAGGCGGAGAATGGGAAGAACTTTACACCAAAATGAAAGATGGCGGTTCTAGTAATGAAGAAATATTTGGTGCTTTAGCCGAGAAAATTTCCAAAGTTGGTGATGATACACAAAAAGCAACTTTAGTATCTACAATATTTGGTTCATTGGGTGAGGACAACGCTGCTAAAGTAATCGAAGCGATGGCTGGCTTATCTAAAGAAACAGAAGGTGTAAAAGGTAGCTATGATAATGTGACTGGTGCCGGAAAAAAATTGTCAGATCAAATGCAAGAAACTGTGACTTATCAAAGTGCTATGAATAACCTTATGCTTGCTGGAGCAGATGTTGGTGAAGTATTTGCTCCGTATATTCAAATGGCGGCTGACGCTGTTAAAACATTTGCTCAATGGTTTCAAAGTTTAGATACGAATACTAAAAACTGGATTGTCACAATTGGTCTTGTAGTAGCAGCAGTCGGTCCTACTCTGGTTGTGTTGGGTACTTTGGCAGGATCAGTATCTAAGTTAGCTGGAGGAGTACAAGGATTTATTGGAATCTGGAGCAAACTGGGAGGGTTACTAGGTCTATCTGGTGGTTGGTTTACGGTGGCAGTTGTAGCAATAGGCGCATTAGTTGCTGGAATTATTTGGGCTTATAACAATGTGAAATGGTTCCATGATGGCGTGAACACATTTATCAGAATGTTAGTAGATTCATGGGTGCAGCAATTCAATTTTTTAGTTGGATTTATTAGCAACGTTTTTGGAGGTATTGTAGCGAATTTCAATAATTTTTTTAATGCTGGAAAACGAATCTTTAACGGGTTTATAGACTTTGTGACAGGAGTATTTACTGGAAACTGGTCAAAAGCATGGCAAGGTGTTGTTGATATTTTCGGAGGTATTTTCGATGGTATTGTTGCTGTGGGGAAAGCGCCTATTAATGCCATGATTGGATTGATCAATGGATTTATTGGTGGATTGAATAATATAAAGATACCAAAATGGGTTCCTGGTGTAGGTGGAAAATCATTTTCTATTTCTAAACTGCCTTATCTAGCGAAAGGCGGGCATGTACTGAATGGCCAAGCGATCGTTGGTGAAGCTGGACCAGAATTGCTTACGAACAAAAACGGTAAGACAACTGTTACTCCGTTATCAGACGAAGAAAAACGCAAAGGCATTGGCGGCAAAGTACAGCCTTCTAAAGTGGAACAACATATCCACATTGGGAATGTCGATGCGAATAACCCAAGCGAATTAAACAAAATGAATCGTAAATTTTACCGTGCAAGCAAACAGGCACTTGCCGGTGTGGGAGGTTAGTAGGAATGTTCATGGATGCTGATACACCTAATTTTATATTCAAAGGAATCAACGCAGTTATGGATATGGATTGTATTATCGAAACTGAACTTCCTGAGATCTCTCCAAACAAACGTTATGAAGAAATCACTGTGTTAGGACGAAGCGGTTCGCTGCACGAAACATTCGATGATTACGAACCCTATGATTTAGAAGTTGAATCAATCACAATCCCGTATGATCGGTTACGTGAAGTAAAGCAATGGTTGCGAGGTCGCGGGCAATTGATTACTCATAATGATTACAATACTTATCGTGATGTTATTTGCATGATGGAGTCCCCTACTGAGTTTGAAAACGAGTGGGGGTTTTTCTATACCTTCGATTTAACTTTTCGATGCCAACCTTTTAAGCGGAAAGTAAATGAGCAGTCATTGCCATTCACTACTTCACTGGTCTTTCACGACCCAGGCGATGAAACTGCAAAACCTTACCTTGAATTGAAGCCAACAGGCGGCAACGTCAAACTTACGATCAACAGCACTTCGTTGACGATTACAAACAGCAGTACTGAAGTAATCAAAGTCGATTGTGAACACGGAAAAATTATTCAAGGTTCCAAAACACTTTTTAGCAAAGGAGAATGGCCGTTGGTACGTCCAGGAGAAAACAAACTGACTACCACAGGTGTTTCTAGCGGAACAATTTTAAGAAGGAGCGTGTATTTGTGAGTTTAGTTTATGTTTATGAAGAAATGCCAGCGGACTTAGAAACGAACGGTCACGCTTTGATCGATTGGGCTGATTTACCTGAAATCAATCGTATTCTAAATGGTGATTATACTTTCTATGGCAACTATTCATTAGATGGTCAAAACGTAGAATATCTCAAAGAAGATAACTTTATTCGTGCAGAAGATGAAGACGGCAAGATGAAATACTTTGAGATTAAAAAGGTAACGAAAAATCTCAACTCTTTCTCTGTTACTGGACGGGCGATTGGCTATATGTTGAGTCGAAATTTCATTGAGAGTAGTTTCACTCAAAATGGTACTGGATCAATTATCATGAGTAGATTAAAGGCTGCCCTAGCATTTGAGCAGCCTTTTTCATTTGAGTCAGATATCCAAACAGTCCACCAATTCACTGTCAAACAGACTAATCCAGTTGATGCTGTGATTGGATCAAATAATGGCAACGAAAATCTAGCAAGTATCACTGCTGGCGAATTGGATATGGACAACTATCGTTTTAGATTGCTATCTCGAATCGGTAAAGACAACGGCTATCGTGTTGATTTAGGTGTGAACCTAGAATCGATTGAGGAAGAGATAGACGGCAACTATTACAATAGCTTGTATTTAATCGGCGGAGTGCCAGAAGGCGATTACGATGAAGATAAAGAGCCTATCACGTACAAATATCTCGAATTGACTGGAGTAACCGATAAAAACCGCCGCATTGGCAAATACGAAAATTCAGAACTAACCACGGTTGAAGAATTGAAAAAATGGGGTCAATCAAAATTTGATAATGACCGGGTACATGAGCCTTCAATCACTCATACGGTTTCTATGGTACAACTTGAAAATACGATGGAATATGAAGACCTATACGATGATATTGCAAGACTGCATTTCGGTGATACTTGCTATTGTACGGTTGCGAAGTTAGGCATTGAAGTAGCCGAACGAATGATTGAGTATACATGGTACCCAACGCTTGGCAAATACAAAAGCGTGACTTTAGGCAATGATATCGAGTTCTACACCAATGCAACGGCAACCGAGACGGCGAAGCTTCGTCAAAAGGTTGAAAGTCGCACTGAATTGATGGTTGAAGCCGTTCGAAATGCTTCAAGTTGGATCACTGGAACAAAAGGCGGATACGTTCGTATGCGGCCTGAAAAGGCGCCTAGCGAAATCTTGATCATGGATAAGCCGTCTGTCACTGATGCTCAAAAGGTTTGGCGATGGAATTTAGGTGGACTAGGATACTCTAGCAACGGCGTGGACGGTCCGTACGGTTTGGCAATGACTCAAGACGGAGCGATCGTGGCTGACTTTATCACTGCTGGCATTCTGTCGGGTATCCTCGTTCAAGGGGTAGCTTTAAAGACATTGGATGATAAAGATTTCCAATTAGTGGCAGAAGGAGGACAACTTTCTTTTGAAAAAAAGGTCATTTCAACTGGGCTTGACGATGTTCACGGAGAATCGCTTGGATCCATCGTAGCAACTTATGGAGGCGGAAAAATAAATGGGTTTGCTGTATGGAAAGAACCAAACTATATTTTTTCCATTAACGCTGGGGACGGCGGCGATCGAGGGAATCCTGTTTTTCAAATTCCAGCAGACGTTACTGCTGATAAGCGCAAATATAATCTTTACGGTGATGGTAAATTTTCAGAAGGAAATATAACCATAGATGGCCGTCTAGATGTCAAAGAATTATATGTGAACGGCGTTAAAATCGATACAAACGGTGGAGACAATACTGGAGGAAACAATACTGGAGGAAACGATAACGGTTGGAATGGACAATATCCACCAGAAGTAACTACTGATCGGGATAAACGTTATTGGCAGATTTGGGCAATGGCAATAGGTGCTGGCTTTACTAAACAAGCTGCTGCAGCCTTACTTGGAAATGCACAAGGAGAATCAGATGCAGACCCTAAAGCAGATGAGGGCAATGGCGCACCAGGGTTCGGTTATGGTGTATGGCAATGGACCGATTCTTCTGGCGCAACTAGCGGACGTGTTTACATGATCAATTTAATGACAAAGGCTGGCATCAGTGATGATCCAGACACGATCACGGCGCAGTTCAAATTGTTGATGTGGCATGCACCGAATGGTCAATGGATCGCAACTAGCGCTTATCCTTATACATGGACACAATTCATGAATCTGACCGATATCAACACCGCAGCACAAGCATTCGTGGCTAACTTTGAACGTCCACGTGATCCACATCCAGAACGGACGACATGGGCACAAGAATGGTACGACAAATTCAAAGATTTGGAAATTCCTGCATCAAAAGGATATATAAAACCAATTGCAGATCCAATCAGAGTGACGAGTGAATTTGGCTGGCGCACTTCTCCAATTACAGACGCACAAGAATTTCATAACGGTATTGACCTTGTAAATGGAAATCCTAATACACCTATCTTTGCTTCAGCAGATGGCGAAGTTATCGTTGCAGGAGATGCGAACTACTTTGATTGGTATGGTAATTGGGTTGTTATCAAGCACAGTGATGGTATGTACACCGGATACGCTCACCTTAGTAGCGTAAATGTTTCCAAAGGAAGTACAGTTACACAAGGGCAACAAATCGGCGTAATTGGAACGACAGGTCCAAGCACTGGAATACATTTACATTTCCAATTTTTCGATGAGATGTATCCTAGTTCAAATGACCATTTTTTTAATCCGCGCGATTATATTGATTTTTAGAAAGGAAGTGGATTGTTTTGGCACAAGAAATAAATGAAGTTGGAACCATAGATGTTACAATGAAAAAAAATGTAATTTTCACAAAAAGAAAAATAAAAAATATATTTATCTCAGAGGATGATATTTGTACTATTGGTTTTATGAAAAGCTCAGTCGAAGGTGACATTTTAGAGACAATTGTTATTCCTTTTTCGTTGTTTCACGAAATAGCAGAAGATACATTATGGAAATTAATTGATAGCACGAAAGAAAGTGGGGAATGATTTATGGCAATAACATATCCAATCACACTATCCACAACAGAGCCAAACAACAATATCGGTTTGCTGAAAATAAGGCAAGCCGATGAGGAGACACAAACGTTAGTTGTTGAGGTTCTTAAACATGGTACGCCAGTGTCTTACGAAGGGCTCCAAGTTTTTTTCTGTGCCAAGTTGGGTCAGACTGACGGGCTAGGTATAATCGAGCAAAAACTAAATCCAGAAGAAATGACAGATCCGAAAAATGGCAAACTTGAATATACATTAAGAGCAGAAGACTGGCAGGTTTTAGGAAGACAGAATGCATATTTCAGTTTCCGTAAAATGACAGATGATCACACATTTGTCCAACAATTTTCAACCAGGGATTTTACTTATGAGGTTACAAAAAGTATTTACAGCGATGGTATCAAAGAAGTAAAGAAAGATGGGTCAACATATGTGTGGACCATTGAAGATCTTATCAGACTTTTTAATGAATATATTGCTTCGGGTAAGACCGATTGGGAAGAATTTGTAAATCAAAACAAAGAAATCATTGAGTCTGTTGATCCTGGGGGTATTCTTCTTTCTAGAATAGGTATTTTCCAGAATTTTCGAGAATGGGATTATGACATAATTTCAAAAGTAAAAAATGAATTTCAAGAACGAGGAGTTAACATTCGCTGGTTTGGAGCCAAAGGAGACGGAGCGACAGATGATACGTTAGCAATTCAAAGCGCTCTTGATTTTGCAAAAGAAAGAAAACTGATAGTTAGAATTCCTGAAGGAACTTTTTTCTCAGGAGCTCTCATGGTCCGAGCTAGCATAGTAGGTGAAGGAATAATATTATTAAAATCATCTAGCAACTATAACGACGGTATTGTTATCAAAGAAAACGGGATTTCAATAGAGGGGATTACAATTAAAGGAAGTCGTGAACAAACAGGTGATAGCTATAATGATTATTTGGGAACTGTTGGAATTTATGCTAGAGATTTATTGGATGTAAGAATAGAAAACGTTAAAATTGAGAACACGTTTCAAATGGGGATGTATTTTGCAGAGTGTTCACGTTTCAAAATATTAAATAACCAAATATCGAACGTAAGAGGTAATTATGGCGATGGAATTTTCTGTACAGGTTGTGAAAAAATGATAATCGATTCAAATTATTGTTCTGATTACACGAGGATAGGAATTGTGCTAGAAGGAAACGAAACTATAAAAAGCAAGTTCAATATCATAAGTAATAATTTATGTGAGAATGGCCACGACTCTAGTATTTTAACTGGTGGAACCGAATATAATGCTGGAATATGGTGTGAAAATGCATATAACAATAAAATTTTAAATAATGTTATTAATAACCAAACACATTATGGTGTTGTTCTAGTCACAATGGTTGCAGAAGCGGATTTAGATGATAGTTTTGATTACGTAAAAAATAATTCTGTTAAAGATTGCGTTACCGGATTTATCTTTTCAGCTAATATGATGGGACCTTTGAGAAAGAAACTGCAATGTGCTCTAAGGGCGGAAAACAATTTAGTTTCAGGTGAATATGAAATAGGAATAAAGTTACGCGGAGGAGCGTTCAAAGAAGCGATTATAGAAACTTTTGATTTCGGAAGTAATGAATCCGCAGGTAGTTTTATTGAAATAAATACCAATGGATTTCGCCTAAGCCCAGCGATATTTATAAGAAATTGTAAAAAAGGAACGGCCCAAAATAAAACAGATGTAAATATCATAGATAACTCGCAAATAATGAATTTAATACTTGAAAATTTAGCAGGTAAGTGGAGTGTAATAACTACCGATGAAACGACTTCTAATTTCAGCAACATAAGAATTTATAATTCAGAACTTTTGTTGTCGGGAAATATCTGTTTTGCAAAAGCGACCGTGGAGATAAATAACTGCAAAATAGAATTAAAGGAGAATTCTGTTATCAATGAGTGCCAAACATTATTGTTAAAGGATAGTACTTTTGTACCATACTCTGGTTGGGCAGCGGGGAAGACTTTATCCTTAAAATCTCCGAGGACGGTAAATATAAAAATAGAGAACTGCGAATTTCAATCTGTAGGTTTTTACGATATGTCTTCAACGGCTAACCATGTGACGAGAGTTCAGGGTAGTAATTGGAAAGAATATCCTAGCTCAATAGGTGCATTATTGGTGAATGATTGCCGGTTGCAAGTTTATGAGACAACATTTTATACGATAACTGATAAGAAACCTATTATACAAGCTGGTTCTAATATCTCAGTTATCGAACTTAGGAATGTTTTTAGCAGATGGGCCAATCCCTTAAACACCGGTCTAACCGCTTCTGTTAGTGTAGGATGTATGGCTATTCCTGTGTATCCAATATAAAAAAGAGATATTCACCTCTTTTTTATTGGAAAAATAAATTGTAGTCAAGTATTGTTTTCCATACACTGTCGAAAAGATTATCAAGGAAAAAGATATCGTAGTAAAACCAGATAGTTAAAAGCGAAAACACACAAAATAATATGAAAACTCTATATTTGAAATTGGATACATTGAAGCTTATTTGCGTAGATATAAGAGTTGGAATTAACATGTTTCTGTACAGTCTGTAAAAAGTGATACTCAGCATCTGAAACGGAAAGATCAATATCATTATCAAATTAAACCACATTAACATTTGATTGATTTTAAATGAAACGGATGAACGATCTCCTTGAGATTGTATAGCAATCAACATTAAGGCGCTTACTAAAATGTTTAATGCTTGCATAGCAAATGACGTGAGAAAACCATTAGTTGTTTTTCCAACTAGGTATTCTTGTATCTTTTCATCTTTAAAAAAATAATCTAAAACTCCTGAGAAAATCAGGTTGTTGTGGTTTATATACGTCAAGAAACATATAGAAAGAGAAAAGCCAATCAGTAAAATTGTTGTTGATTTAGCTTTTTTTAGTTTTACTAAAAGTAAAATTGTATAAACAATACTGGTAATATGAAACGTAGCTGCTACAGCGATTAAAAATAAGTATTTTAACAACCATTTTTTTTGAGGTAGCAATAAAAATCTAAGTGCGTAAAGCACAATAGAAAAAGCTATAAAAATTCTAATTTGAACCGAATCCATGAATACTGGAAATAATAAGTAGCCGATCAAGAATAAATGAATTTTTCCATGTACCAATTCTTTCGCTGTTTTATACAAAAGAAAAACTGGGAGTATTGATACAACGGCTCGAAAATACGGATAAGTAAGACCTATCATGTTTCCTATTCTTTCTAAAATTTGGTAACCAAATTCAATTCTCCATGGTAAGAAGGGGGCTAGCGTATACATGTTACTATAATTTTGAACATCAGGAGAAGATGTGTTTCCAGCAATCAAAACGTAAATAAGAATAACGCTCATAAATTCAATATATTTATTTCTTTTATTTTTGAAAACTAATGCAAGATTTAAAAAAATAGTGAGCAAGTAAATTATTTTTAGCATTGTTATCTCCTTAAAAAGTAATTGTTTTACTGTAAAATTATAACATAATTTTTTTAGAATTGTAGTTTTAGCTGAAAGATAAAACTAATAAAGAAATTAACAATTTTTAAATAGTTTTTTGTGAAGGACAAAAGAGCAGGCATAGAGCTTGCTCTTTTAATTTGGGAAAGTGGGTGACGTATGGTCAGTTGGGGGAAAATAGAATGAAAGAATTTTTGGAAATAAACAGTTTTTGGGCAGCGGTATTTGGCAGTGGTTTATTAGCTACTCTGTGGAGGGTGGGAACATGGGTTACTAAGTTAGTCAAAGCTAAAAGGGCTGAAAACGATCTTAGGGAACAAACAATCACAGCCCTAGAAACAGCGAATAGTGAACAAGATAAACGCCTTAAAAATGTAGAAGATTATCAAGCTATGGCAGAAGTCAGAAGCCAGAAAATCGTCAAAGCTGAGAAGGCTTCACTCCACAATCAAATATGGAACAAAGCAGATGAATATATCAAGCGTGGATATATCACTGTTGGAGAGTTGAACAACTTTGATTATCTATTTTCAGCATATAAGAATTTAGGTGGGAATGGTACAGGCGACACATTGCGTGCCAAGGTATCTAATTTGAATGTGCGTGATGAAGGTATTCTGCAGCAAAAAGAAATAGACCAACATTAGGAGGAAGTAAAATGAAATTAACAAATAAACAGTATGATCTAGCAAAAAAAGTACTCACTGTTGGTGTACCAGCAGTAACAGCATTCATTGTAACTATGGGTGGTTTGTATGGATTCCAAACAGAAATCATTGTTGGGACGATTACAGCTGCAGCGACTTTAGCAGGTGTATTCTTGAATATTGCTAGCAACCAATATCAAGATGACCAGAAACCTGATTATGGCGATGGCCAAGAATTCACAGACAAGAAGGAGTAGCCAATCGGCTGCTCTTTTTTAATACAAAAATTTGGAGGGATAAACATGAGTTTTATCAAATATGAGTACATCAACATCAACAAGTTTTCTCGGCCTGGCATCAAGAACTACGGAATCAAAGGATTGATCATGCACTACACAGCAAACAAAGGCGGTACAGCACGTAACCGCAAGACCTACTTCAATAACTTGAACGGCATTTACGCATCTGCTCATTTGTTTGTGGATGATGATGAAGCTATTTGTATCATTCCATTTGACGAGGTTGCTTACCATGCAAATGACACGGTCAAGTACAACGCAGACGGTACGATCTACAAACCTTTGTATTCTAAGATAGGCAATGCTAATTTTGACGCAATCGGCTTGGAAATGTGCTTGGATAAGAACGGAAATATCACCGAAAAGACATTTCAAAATTCCGTTAAGGCAGTCAAAGAATTAGTTGCCAAGTATCCAGCAATCACACGCAATACAATCTGGCGCCATTATGATGTAACTGGTAAAAACTGCCCAGCGCCATGGGTCGCAAAACCTAGCGAATTAGAACGATTTAAAGAAGCGGTGTTTGGTAAGACTACTAGCAACAGCACCACCGCTACTAAGCCCAGCACATCTAACAATGGATCCACATCGAGCACCGCTAAGCCTAGTTATAGCCAGCTAACAGTGGATGGTAAATTCGGCGCCGCTACTGCAAAACGATTGCAACAATACTTTGGCACAACACAAGATGGTGTGATTAGCCATCAGTACAAGCAAAAGTACAATCATAATGTTTATGCAGCGCAATTTGATAAGACTCTAAAGGGATCTAATGTAATTAAAGCATTGCAAAAATTTTTAGGCGTTATCACTGGTGTGTCGGCTTATAATTCGCGAATTGTAAAATTAAGTTAGAAAAATAAAAAGGCATTTATGGTACACTCAAATTGTATTTCCGACGAAAGAAAACAAAGGAGTGTAACCATAAATGACCTACAAACATCTTACCATAGACGAACTGACAATGATAGAATCATATTATCTTCAACATAATAAGCCGGTTGAAATCGCTAACCGAATGGGACGT